TTCATTGAATGCCTCGCCGCCACTTCGAACCTTGCCGAGGCTGCGGCCCACGCCGGCGTGAGCATCGCCCGCGCCTGCCAGACCCGGCGCAACGAACCCGAATTCGCGCGCCAATGGCTGGCTGCGCTGGCCGAAGGCTATCTCCTCCTCGAATTGGACCTCGTCCGGCGGCTGCGCGAAGGCGACTTCAAGGGCAAGGACGCCGAGCGTTACGATGTAGCCAACGCGATCCGCCTGCTGGCCGCCCACCGTGACGGGCTTGCCAGTACGCAGAGCCGCACTCGTGATGTCAGCGCCGCCGAAGTGCGCGCTTCGATCGACCGCAAGATCGAAGACATCCGACAACGCATGGCGAAAGCCAGGGCGGCCGGAGAGAGCGCCTGATGACCGAGCCCTACGACTGGCTCCTGTCCGCAGAAGAGGAAGCGCGCGCCCGACTGGTCGCGAAGCTCGACCAGGGGGAAATGAACGATTTCCCATATCTATGGGACTACAGCGCCCGCGAAGAGCAGCTGCCGCCACCGGGAGATTGGCGGGTCTGGATGATCATGGCCGGACGCGGCTTCGGCAAGACCCGCGCCGGAGCCGAGTGGGTGCGGATGATTGCCGACAGCCACCCGGATGCACGCATTGCCCTGGTGTCGTCGTCGCTCGCCGAGGCCCGCGCGGTCATGGTCGAGGGCGAAAGCGGGATTCTGGCGGTCTGCCGCCCCGATCACAGGCCACGTTTCGAACCCTCCCTGCACCGGGTGCGCTTTGCCAATGGCGCGCAGGCCCAGCTGTTTTCGGCTTCCGAGCCCGAAAGCCTGCGCGGGCCGCAGCATAGCCATGCATGGTGCGATGAAATCGGCAAATGGCCGCTCGCCCATGAGCGCGCCAGGCGCTGCTGGGACAATCTGCTGCTTGGCCTCAGGCTGGGCAAGGACCCGCGCATCGCCGTCACCACCACGCCGCGCGCGGTGCCGCTGGTGCAACGGCTGGTCGGCAAGGAACAATCGGGAGAGGTTGCCATCACCCGTGGCTCGACTCTCGAGAACACCGCCAACCTGCCCGCGCGGTTTCTGGAAGCAATTGCCAGCGAATTCGCCGGCAGCAATCTCGCCCGGCAGGAGATCGGCGGCGAACTGCTTGAAGATATCGAGGGCGCGCTGTGGACCCGGACTATGCTCGAACAGGCACGTGAAACGGAATCGGTGCCTAGGCATATGCGGGTCGTGGTCGCGGTCGATCCGCCAGCCGGTGTAGGCGGGGACGAATGCGGAATCGTGGTCGCGGCCCTGGGTGCCGACGGGGTCGCGCGGGTGCTGGCGGACTGCTCGCTTGCAGGCGCGGCCCCGGCGGACTGGGCGGCACGGGTCGCCGAGGCCGCCTGCGAATGGAACGCCGACCGAGTTGTCGCCGAAGCCAATCAAGGCGGCGCGATGGTCGAAAGCGTGCTGCGCGCGGCCGATCAGGCACTGCCGCTCCGGCTGGTTCATGCCAGCCGCGGCAAGATCGCCCGGGCCGAGCCGGTCGCAGCGCTCTACGCCGCTGGCCGGGTGCGCCATGTCGGCCTGTTTGCGCGGCTGGAAGACCAGCTGTGCGGCATGCTCGTCGGCGGCACTTACGCCGGCCCCGGCCGCAGCCCCGACCGCGCCGATGCGCTCGTCTGGGCGCTGACTGAACTGATGCTCGGCCGTACCAGCCAGCCGCGTCTGGTGCGCTTCGACTAGCGGACGCGGACATCCGGCCAAACAAAGGAAATTCCATGGCATTGCTCGATATCTTCCGCTCCGCCTTCAAGGGCGGAGAGCCTCCGCGCGCGCCCCTGGCGCAAGGCGTCATGGCCGGCTGGATTCCAGCGTTCGAAAGCGGCTTCGCGCAGGGCGGCTATGATTATCGTCGCGCCGTCGAGGAAAGTTTCCTCGCCAACCCCATCGCCCAGCGCTCGATCCGGATCGTCGCCGAGGGGGTCGGGCAGGCTCCGCTGGCCTGCACCGATGCGCGTCTCGCAGCGCTGGTCAATGCCACGAGCGCGGGGCAGTCACTGATCGAAACGCTGGCCGCGCACCTGCTGCTGCATGGCAATGGCTATGTCCAGATCATCAATGATGCGGCCGGCATCCCGGTCGAGCTGTTTGCGCTGCGGCCCGATCGGATGAAAGTGGTGACCGACGTCGATGGCTGGCCCTGCGCCTATGACTATGTGGTCGGCAACAAGGTCACCCGCATTCCGATCGAGGACGAGAACGGCTGGCCGGGCATCATTCCGATCCGCGGGATGCATCCGCTCGACGACCACCTTGGCGCGGGCGCAATGGAGGCGGCGCATCTGGCCGTGACCATCCACAACGCCGCCGCCAAGTGGAACCGCGCGCTGCTGGAAAACGCCGCTCGGCCTTCGGGTGCGCTGGTCTACGAATCCGGTGACGGCATGGCGCTGGCGCACGAGCAGTTCGAACGCCTGAAGCGCGAGCTCGACATTGCCTTTTCGGGCGCCGCCAATGCCGGGCGACCGATGCTGCTGGATGGCGGTCTTAAGTGGCAGAGCATGGCGCTCTCGCCCGCCGACATGGATTTCGCGACGCTCAAGAGCGCGGCTGCGCGCGACATCGCGCTCGCCTTCGGGGTGCCACCGATGCTGCTCGGACTGCCGGGCGACAACACCTATTCGAACTACCGCGAGGCGAACCGCGCGCTCTGGCGGCTGACCCTGCTGCCGCTGGCCGAGAAGCTGTTCGCGGCGCTGCGCGAAGGCCTCGCACCGTGGTTTCCGGATGGCCAGCTCGGCATCGATCTCGATCGCGTCCCAGCCCTGTCCGAAGACCGTGAACGGCTGTGGTCGCAGGTGTCCGAAGCCGATTTCCTGACGCGCGCCGAAAAACGCCAGATGCTGGGCCTCAGCCCCGAAGACAAGCCAGAGGAGAATGGCCAATGAGCCGCGAAGATATCCTCGCCAGCCTGATGGCTCAGGCCCGCGAGGAAGGGGCCGAACTGGTCACCCTGCGCGCGATCGTGGAGGAAGCCAGCGTGCTCGCCACCGACCGCGTGCTGGAACGCCTCGGTCTCGGCGATGCCGGGGCAGAGGGCGATCTGATGGAGCTGCGCGAGCTGCTCGGTGCCTGGCGTGATGCGAAGACTAGCGCATGGAAGGCGCTGGTCGAGTGGATCATCCGTGGCGCGCTGGCAATGCTGCTGATCGGCATCGCGGTGCGGCTCGGCGCCTGGGACATGCTGTGAGCGCGCCGCTCCGCTTCGCCGGCTATGCGGCGCTGTTCGACATCGCCGATGCCGGGCGTGACACCATTCGCAGGGGCGCCTTTGCGCAGACACTCGCCACCCGCAGCACGCCCTTGCCGCTCTATTGGCAGCACCGGCCCGATCAACCGATCGGCGTGATCGAGCAGGCCGCGGAAGACGCGCGAGGCCTGCGCGTGATCGCCCGGATCGACCGGCCCGACAGCCGCGCCGCGTTGCTGCTGGCCAAGGCCGAAGTGAGCGGCCTCAGCTTCGGCTTCCGCACCCGCGAAGCGCGCCAGACCGGCAATGGGCGCGAGCTGCTCGCCATCGACCTGTTCGAAGTGAGCCTCGTTACCCACCCCCTCCAGCACGGTGCCCGCGTGCATCTGGTCACCTGACCCGACCTGACACCGGCACGCGCATTCCATTCCCACCGGCCGCCATTGGGGCGGCCTTTTTTCTGCCCAACCGAAAGGCCCTTGCCCCATGGAGAATACCCCCACCACCACGACTGCCGCCACCGATCCGCTGGCCGCCAGCTTCGACATCGTTGCCCGTCAGGATCAGGCCGAAGCCGACATCGCAACCCTGCGCGGTGATGTCGACGAAGTGAAATCGCGGCTCGACAAGGTCGCCCGCGCTGCCAGCCGTCCCGCGATCGGCGGCGCGACCGCGAGCGATGCGGCCGAAGTCAAAGGCTTCGTCGACGGCTATCTGCGGCGCGGCCGCGAGACCGAGCTCAAGTCGATCTCCGGCACCACGCCGGGCGAAGGCGGCTTTGCCGTGCCGCGCCAGATCGATGCGCTGATCGCCTCCCAGCTGACCGACATCAGCCCGATCCGCGCCATCGCACAGGTGGTGCAGACCGGCACTGCGGGTTATCGCAAACTCGTGGCGACCGGCGGCACTGCATCGGGCTGGGTCAGCGAAGTCGCGCCGCGCCCCACCACGGCCACGCCGACCTTTGCCGAAATCGCTCCGCCCTCGGGCGATCTCTATGCCAATCCGGCCGCCAGTCAGGCGATGCTGGATGATGCCGCCTTCGATATCGAGACCTGGCTGGCCAACGAAATCGCGGTCGAATTCGCCCGCGCCGAGGGTACCGCATTTGTCACTGGCACCGGCACCAATCAGCCCGAAGGCTTCCTGACCGGGGCCAAAGCGACCGCAGAAGATGGCGTGCGTGCGTTCGGAGCGCTGCAATATGTCGGCACCGGCAGCGCCTCTGGTCTCGGCACCGCACTCGATGCCAAGCTGATCGATCTCATCCACGCGCTCAAGTCGGGCCACCGTCAGGGCGCGGTGTTCGTGATGAACTCGGCCACGCTGGCCAACGTGCGCAAGCTCAAGACCGCTGACGGAGCCTTTTTGTGGCAACCGGGGCTGGTGGAAGGCCAGCCCGATCGCCTGCTGGGCTATCCGGTGATTGAAGCCGAGGACATGCCGGATGTTGCCGGCGGTGCCTTTCCGATCGCGTTCGGCAATTTCCGCCATGGCTATCTGATCGCTGAGCACAGCGCCACCCGGGTGCTGCGCGATCCGTTCACCAACAAGCCCTTCGTGCATTTCTACGCGACCAAGCGCGTGGGCGGGAAGGTGCTCGATTCGAACGCGATCAAGCTGCTGAAGATCGAAGCCTAAGGCCTTCCTTACGGCTTCGCTGTCCCGGCAGGGTTGAGTTCCCCCTTTTGCTCCCTTGCCGGCATCTCGCGCCCGCATCGCTCCAGGCCATCCCCGCCTGTGCGAGCGATGCGGGCGCACCTTGTTTTGACCAAAAATCTGGGAGGACCCGCGATGCAGCGGACAATCGTGCAGCCGCCGGTGCTAGGCAGCGCTGCGCTGGCAGAACTCAAGCACTGGCTCGGCATCAGTCGCCCCGACGAGGATGCAGCGCTGACGCGGCTGCTCGAAACCAGCCTTGCCATCTGCGAAGCCTTCACCGGCCAGACCCCGCTGCGTCAGACGGTCGAGGAAATCGTGCCGCTCGATGCCGGCTGGCGCGAGCTGGTGTCACGCCCGGTGCAGGCGCTTGTGAGCGCCGAGTTGATTGCCGAAGATGGCAGCCGGACGAGCATCGCGGAGCCGCAATATGCTCTGGAACTGCGCGCGGCAGGCAGCGCCTGCGTCCGGTTGCTCCAGCCCTTCGAAGGTCGCGGGGTGGCGCTGCGGCTGACGGTCGGCATCGCCGAACAATGGTCGGCACTGCCCGCTCCGCTCGCGCAAGGGATCATCCGCCTCGCTGCGCACCACTATCGCGACCGCGACAGCAAAGGCGGAGCGATCCCTCCCGCCAGCGTCACCGCGCTGTGGCGCCCTTGGCGTCAGGTGCGGCTCGCGTGATCAGGCTCACGCTGCCGGTTGAAGGCCTGATCCAGCGCCTGCGGCGGCGCGCCGAACGAATTGCAGCACAGCAAGCCCGGAGCATCCGTCGTCGCGGTCGTCACCCTTGGCGCTCGCCCGCTGCACTGTGGCCTGACTTTACCGACTCTGGCGGAAGGAACTGAGCGCCATGGAAAACGATCTTCGCGCCGCCCTCATCGCCTGGCTGCGCGCCGACCCCGCGCTGGTTGCGATCAACGCCATCGAGGAGGAGATGCCCCTCAGTGCCAGTCCGCCGTGGCTCGGCATTGCTGCGAGCGCTTCGATCGACTGGGGCACCAAGGAACGGGCAGGCCGCGAGACACGGATTGCGCTCGAACTGGAGACCCGCACCGATCTGCCCGCGGCGGACACCCCGCTACTCGCCGCCATCGAGCGCCGGGTACTCGCCCTGCCGCCGTTCCAGCCCGGTTTCGAACTCGCTTCGATCCGCTTTTTGCGCTCGCGCAGCGAGGCCCGCGACGACCATCGCCGCGGCGCGCTGCTCGAATTCCGCTTCCGCATTCTCGCACCCATCACGGAGTAAGCCATGCCCGCACAATCAGGATCAGCCTTCCTGCTCAAGATCAGCGACGGCGCCTCGCCCCCCGCCTATCAGACCGTCGCCGGCCTGCGCACCACACAGATGTCGATCAACGGCGACACTGTAGTCGTCACCCACAAGGGCTCGGGGGGCTGGCGCGATCTGCTTTCCGGGGCCGGCACCCGCTCGGTCTCGGTCAGCGCCGCCGGGATCTTCCTCGGCAGCGCAGCGGAAAGCGCGGTTCGCGCCCATGCGCTCGCCGGCACGCTCGACGACTATGAACTGTCGTTCGAGGATGGCGAGAAGCTGCGCGGACGGTTCCTGGTGCAGCGGCTCGACTATGCCGGCGATTTCAACGGCGAGCGCAGCTATACCTTGCAGATGGAAAGCTCGGGACCGGTGATCCCCGCATGAGCGCTCTGCCCAACCCCATGCGGGGCGAAAGCAGCCTGACCATCGCGGGCACGCGCTACATATTGCGGCCGAGCTTCGAAAATCTCGTGCTTGCCGAAGCCGAAATTGGCCCGCTGTTCGCGCTGGTCGAGCGGGCCTCAAAGGGCGCGCTTACCCTCACCGAAATTGCCGCCCTGCTGTGGCACTGCCTGCCCGCCGATAACCGGCCCGATCGCAATCTCGTCGGGGAGGCCGTGATCGCGCTCGGACTGGTCGGAGCAACCGGACCGGTGCGGGCGGTCCTTGCGCAGGTGTTGCAGGGCGAGCCGTGACCGCCAGCTTTGCCGATACCGCGCGGCAGTGCTGCGCGCTGTCCGCCCGGCTGCTGGGATGGCGGCCGGGCGACTTCTGGGACGCCACTCCGGCGGAACTGGCAATGGCGCTCGCCGACCCTTGCGGGACTGACGAGACCGCCCCGCCCAGCCGCGACACAATTGCCCGAATGATGGAGCGCGATGCCAATGGATGACAACTTCGAAGCGCTCGTGATCGACGTGCGCGCCAGCACCGATGGCTTTGCGGCGGACCTCGAGAACATGCGCCGCTCGCTCGACACCTCGCTGCTCGACGGGTTCGGGCGCGCCGGAAACATGCTCGAGAACGGGCTATTCTCGGCGCTGCGGCGCGGCAGTCTCGGGTTCGACGATCTCAAGCGGGTCGCCTTCCGGGCGCTCGACGAGATCGCTTCGCACGCATTGCAATCGGGGTTCTCCAGCCTGTTCGGCGGTGCCGGGGGTGGCGGCGGGCTCGGCGGGCTCATCACCCAGTCGCTCGGCGCGCTGCTCGGCCTGCCGGGCCGGGCCACCGGCGGCCCGGTGTCGCCCGGCCGGGCCTATGTCGTCGGCGAGCGCGGTCCGGAAATCTTCATGCCGACTGCCGCCGGCCGGATCGAGGCGAACGGCAGCCTCAATGGCCAGGGGCGCGACGTGCGCGTGGCGATCCAGCTCGCGGTTCCGCGCGGCACCGCTGCGCCGACTGCGATGCGCCGCTCCTCCCGGCAGATTGCGAGCGCAGTCCGCCGCACCCTTCAGCAAGCCTGAGGAAGGACACTCCATGGCATTCTGGCTCGCCCGCGAACGTCGCGCGCAGGAAAGCAGTTTCATCCAGCGCTTCGATCCGCGCTTCTGGACCGTCAACTTCCCGCGTCCGGCGATGGCTTCAGTGGTGACGCTCGGGCCAGACGCGTTGCGGGTCGATATCGAGCTGCATCATGCGGGCGAGCTGGTCGGGTTGATCTGGGACAGCGCCGACCTGCTCGACCACCCGCTGCTCGCCTACGCCACCGACCGCAACTATGCCCATACCACGCTCGCTTTCCGCTGGCAGTCCAGCGGCGTGATCGCACTTGATCAGCCCAACGGGCCGACGCTGACAATCGAGGGGCGCGACGCGAATGGAACTGCACGGACCTGGTTCGTGCGGCTGTGGAACTATGCCGAAGGCACACCCACGGATGCGCGGATTACCCTGCCATTCTCGGCGCTGGAGGCGGGCTTTGCCCTCCCCGGCGAGCCTGTGCATCCAGCCGATATCGACAGGATGTTCATCTCGCTCGTGGCGCCCGGGTATGTGCCAGGAAGCACCGCCCCGCTGGCTGCGCGGTTCAATGGTTCGGTCATCATGTCGGACATCGTCGCCGATGGCGGGCGCGCCATGCTGGAGATCGGCGATGTGCTGCTGCCGCCCCATGGCGAGCGCATGGCAACGGCCTATGACGATGCCTACAACCAGACTCCGGCCCGGCTGATCCGCACGGTGATCGGCCTCGGCTACCGCGACGATCTGGTCCATTATGTCGGCATGAGCCACTTCATGCGGCTCGAACAGCAGCCGGGAGGCGGACTTATGGTGCCTCTCGCCGGAACGCTGTGCGAACCGGCCGAGTCATGGCACCGCAACTACTTCGAGCTCGCGCAGTCCGCCGGGCTCGAGGTGATTGCCTCGCTGTCATACGAATTGTTCGACGCCTATTGTCCAGCAAGCTGGAAGCAGCGCACCGCGGGCGGCGCTCCGGCGTTGACCGGGTGGGTGCCGCCATCGACCCTGCTGTCGCCCGCAAACACCGAGGCAATGGCGTGGCTGCAGGACTGCGCCGCGGGATTTGTCGCACTGCTCGAGGAGGCAGGGCTCGCGGTGCGCTTCCAGATCGGCGAGCCTTGGTGGTGGGTGACGGCGGCAGGCGAGATCTGCCTTTACGATGCTGCAGCCAGCACCGCCTTTGGCGGCACACCGCCGGTGATAGCCGATATACGAGCGCCGCTCGACAATGCGGCAACAGCGTTGCTGGATGCAGCGGGCGTGCTGCTCGCGCAGTCGACGGCCGGGCTGACGATGGCGATCCGGGCAGCCGCGCAAGGCCCGGCCGAGGTGCTGCTGCTCGCTTTCACGCCGACCATTCTCGATCCGGCGATGCCTGAGCTTTATCGCGCCAATCTGCCTGCGGGCTGGGCCGCTCCGGCATTCAACCGGCTGCAGCTGGAGGACTATGACTGGTTGACCGCAGGGGCCGATGCCGCGCGGCGCAAAGCCTATGCCTTTGTCGATGCGCGGCTCGCCTATCCGCCGGCCGAACAGGATTACCTGTCCGGCTTCGTTTTCGATCCGGCCGATGCAGAAAGCTTCTGGCCGCGGATCGATCGCGGGCTCGACGAAGCAGCCGGGCGCGGCATCACGCGACGCTACGTCTGGGCGCTGCCGCAGGTCAACCGCGATGGCTACACCCGCCTTGCCCCTTTCCCGGAGCCTCCCATGGAACCCTTCGACGATGTTCTCTACCCCTTTGCGCTGGGGCGCAGCACCGCTGTAGCACCGGAATTTTCGACCACCATCGCGGTCACGGCCTCGGGGCACGAGCAGCGCAATGCGCTGTGGTCGGATGCGCGGGTGCACTTCGATGTCGGGCCGGGCATCCGATCCGAAGCCGAATTGTCGGAACTGCTCGCCTTCTTCCGGGCCCGGCGCGGTCCGGCGCGTGGGTTTCGCATCATGGACCCGTTCGATCACAGCTCAAACGGGATGACGGGCGCGCCGACAATGTCGGATCAGCTACTCGGAACCGGCGACGGACTGCGGGCGGACTTTCAGTTGATCAAGGCCTATGGCCACGGAGCAGACCCGCAAATCCGACTGATCACACGCCCTCGCCCTGATACGCTGGTCGTGAGCGTGGCAGACCTCGCCACCAACGCCTGGACCCTGCGGCCCGGCGGCGTGCTGAGTTTTCACACGCCTCCGCCCGCAGGGGCAAAAGTGCGAGCGGGGTTCCTGTTCGATGTGCCGGTGCGCTTTGCCGAGGACCGGATCGATATCTCGGCCGTCAATTTCGCCGCCGGGGAAGCGCCCTCGATCCCGCTGATCGAACTGCGCGAGATCGCCTGATGCGCGTGTTCTTCGACCGCGAGCTTGATAATGTCGCGACCTTCTGGCGGATCTATCGCCGGGATGGGGTGATGCTCGCCTTCACCAGCCATGACCGCGATCTGGCTTTTGCCGGGATCACCCATCGCGCCGCGCCGGGGATGATTCCGGCGGCGATCCGGCTGACGGCAGATCTTGCGAACGACAACGCCGAAGTCGAGGGGGCGCTCAATCACCGCTCTATCCGCGAACAGGACCTGGCGGCCGGGCTGTTCGACGAAGCGCAGATCGAGATTGGCGCGGTCGACTGGCTGACGCACGAGCACCACGTGCTCTACACCGGCACAATCGGCCGGATCGAAGACGATCAGTCGCAGTTCTCGGCCGAGCTGCGGTCCGGCAAGCATCTGCTCGATCAGGATCTCGTGCCACGCACCAGTCCGACCTGCCGCGCCGAATTTTGCGGCCTCGGCTGTGGCCTCGCGGCGGCGCGGTTCATGGTGACCCGCCCGCTCGCGGGGATCGATCTCGAACGCAACCGAGTGCGCTTCGATGCGCTATCGGCCGCCAATCATGTCGATGGCAGGTTGCGGTTTCTAGGTGGCCCGCAAACCGGAGTGCGGTTCGATATCATCGACATCGACGGAGACTGGCTGCTTCTCGATCGCCCGCTCGTTGCTGGCACCATGATGGGGACCATGACCGAACTGCGCGAGGGTTGCGATCATACGGTCACGACCTGCGCGGGGCGGTTCGGCAATGCAGTCAACTTCCGGGGCGAGCCGTTCCTGCCGGGGAATGACCTTCTATCGCGCTACGGCCAGCCATGACGGACGAGAGGCAATTGCGCCCTCTGCGGCTTGGCGACGCAGCGGCAGGCTTCGTCGGATGCCCGTTCCGCTTGCATGGCCTGGACCCCGCTACCGGCATCGACTGTGTCGGGCTGGTGCATGCAAGCCTCGTCGTCATGGGGCGGCATCCCATCGCGCCACGCGGCTACGGCCTGCGCAATCTGGCGGTAGATCAATGGCTCCAGTTTGCTGCCCGCTCGCAACTGGAACCGGCAGACGGCGCGATCGGTGCTGACGAAGTCATGCTCGTCGCGCTCGGCTACGGTCAGCATCACCTGATGATCACGACCGGTGCGGACGAGGTGGTTCACGCCCATGCGGGCCTGCGACGGGTAGTCCGGCATCGACGCGATCCGGCCAGCCGCATTTGCGCCAGATGGCGCGTCAGCACATCGGAACAAGGATAGGCATGTGGCGACACTTCTCCTCACTGCGCTCGGTACAGCAATCGGCGGGCCGATCGGTGGTGCTGTCGGTGCACTGATCGGCCAGCAGGCCGATGCGATGATCTTCGGCGGCGGCACGCGTCAGGGGCCGCGGCTGCGCGAACTCAGCGTCAGCACGTCGAGCTATGGCCAACCGATCGCCCGCCATTTCGGGCGGATGCGGGCGCCGGGATCGGTGATCTGGTCGACCGACCTGATCGAAAGCAAGCGCAAGCAGAAGGGGCGCAAAGGTCAACCTTCGACGGTGATCTATTCCTATTCCGCCTCCTTCGCGATTGCTCTGTCGAGCACGCCGATTGCACGGCTCGGCCGGATCTGGGCAGACGGCAATCTGCTGCGCGGCGCGCAGGACGATCTCAAGGTGGCGGGGAAGCTCCGCTTCTACAAAGGCTTCGGCGATGACCCTGTCGATCCCCTGATCGCAGCCGACAAAGGCGGCATTGCGCCGGGCTTCCGCGACTGCGCCTATGTGGTGTTTGAAGACCTCGATCTGGGCGACTTCGGCAATCGTATCCCGGCCCTCAGCTTCGAGATTTTCGCGGCCGACGCCGACGACAGCGTCTCGCTTGCGGCAATGGTGCCGGAAACGCTCGCCGCGGCAACAGCATCGCTCGATCATGCGCGCGGTTTTGCCGACGAGGGCGGTCCTCTGGTCGCAACACTGGCGGCCATCGACGAGGTGATCCCGCTGGTCTGCACGTCCGGCAAGGATGCCTTGCGGATTGCACCTCGGGCATCTGGGCAGACGGCGAGCCTGACTCTTCCGCGCCAGCTTTCCTTGCAGAACAGAGACAGCGAGGAAGGGCGGCACAGGCAGCGCGCCGGCCTGCCCGCCCGGGCGCCGGCAGCTGTGCGCTACTACGACGAGGGGCGCGACTATCAGCCCGGTGTGCAGCGCGCGCTCGGATCGCGGCGCTACGGGCGGGAAATGATGGTCGATCTGCCAGCGACCATGACGGCGAGCGGTGCGCGGCAGCTCGCCAATGACCGGGCCAACCGGGCGCGCTGGCAGGGCGAGACGATCGTATGGCGCACCGGAGAGCTCGATCCGCGCTTGCAGCCTGGCGAAGTGGTGCGCGTGCCCGACACGCCGGGGCTATGGTTCATTCGCGGCTGGGAATGGTTCGACCGCGGGATCGAACTCACCCTCGAACGCGTGCCGCCCAATCTTCTGGCGCCGCAGCCGAGCGACCCGGGGAGCGCCAAGCCGCCGACCGATCAGCCGCTGCCGCCAACCTTGCTGGCAGCGCTAGAGGTGCCCTCGGACGGTCATGCCAACCCGACTCTGCCACTGCTGTTTGCCGCGGCATCGGCAGCGAGCAGTGCCTGGCGCGGCGCGGCGCTGTACCGGGTGCAGACCAATGCACTTGTGCCACTCGGCACCTCCGGTTCGCAGCGGGCGACAATTGGCACATTGGTCGAACCGCTCAGCCCGTCTTGGGGTCACATGTTCGAACCGGATGGGAGCGCCCTGATCGAACTTGTCGCCGGCGATCTCGAGCTTGAGGATACCGACATGGCGGGTCTCGCCAATGGGGCCAATCGCATGATGATCGGTGGCGAGGCGATCCAGTTCGCCTGCGCCATCCCGCTAAGTGACCGGCGCTGGCGGTTGCGGGGGCTGCTCCGCGGCCGTGGCGGCACCGAGCCGGAGGCCGGGGCCGGGCACCCTGCCCAGACCGCTGTCGTCCTGCTGGATGACACTCTGGTGCCCCTCGATGCGGCCGAGGTGCCAGCGCTGGCCTCCACCAGCATTGCCGCGATCGGCACAGGTGATAGCGATGCCGTCATCGCCGGTCTCGCCAATGCCGGCCTGTCGCGCCGGCCACTCACCCCCGTCCACCCTCGCCTGCAAGTCGGCACGGACGCGGAGTGGAACATCTGCTGGACTCGCCGAGCGCGCGGTCAGTGGCGCTGGGACGACGGTGTCGATGTCGCGCTGATCGAGGAGCGGGAGGCCTATCTGGTCGGCTATGGACCGACCGGCGCCCCCTTCGCCGCATGGTCGCTGGACGAGCCGCAGATCGGTTTCACGCAGGCACAGCGCGCAGCCCTGCTCTCAGCCTGGGGGCCCGCGGATCTGTGGGTCAGGCAGGTGGGCACTTTCGGACAATCACCGCCGCTTTTCATTGCGTCCATCAGCTGA